ACTTCAAAACATCGTTTGCCCTTTTAATGGCAGGTGCTTATATGAAGAAGCATAAGGATGCAGTTCTCATGTTCTATGATTCGGAGTTTGGTTCACCACAATCATACTTTGAGAGTTTCGGTATCGATACAACTCGTGTGTTACATACACCTGTCACCAATATTGAAGAACTTAAATTTGATTTGGTTCATCAGCTTACTGAAATCGATCGTAAAGATAAGGTGATCGTAGTGATTGATTCTATTGGTAACATTGCATCGAAGAAAGAAATCGAAGATGCAGAGAATATGAAGTCAGTTGCTGATATGACTCGAGCTAAGGCTCTTAAAGGTCTATTCAGAATGATTACACCATTCTTGACACTCAAAGATATTCCTCTTCTTGCTGTTAATCATACGTATCAAACACAGGAGATGTTCTCAAAGGCAGTAGTTTCTGGTGGCACCGGTGTTATGTACTCAGCGAATGATGTGTGGATTATTGGCCGTCGTCAAGAAAAGACTGGTACTGAAATCTCAGGTTACCACTTCATTATTAATATCGAGAAGTCTCGCTTTGTAAAGGAGAAGTCTAAGATCCCAATTAGTGTAAGTTGGGACGGAGGTATCGAAAAGTGGTCAGGTTTATTAGATCTTGCTCTTGAAACTGGTCACGTTGTTAAGCCTAAGAATGGTTGGTATATGGCAATGAATCCTAATACACAAGAAGAGTTGAGCGGAAATCTTCGTGCTGCACAAACGATGACTGAAGAATTCTGGACAGCAATATTCGATAAGACAGATTTTGAGAAGTGCATCGAGAAACGATATAAGGTTGCTCATGTTTCTATGCTCGAAGAACTTAGGCTTGAAACTGAACCGTCAATCGCAGATGAGTAAAGAATACATCTTTGTAGAAAAGAAGGACTCTGAACTTTATTCATTAAAGATTGTACAAGGTCCTTATAATAATGTAATATATACGTATGGTTCAGTTACTATTGAAGAAGATATTGAAAATGACTTAGCTCGTCTAAAATTCAATTATCATATTGAAGAAGTACCTGAACCATATTCAAAGCACGAGCTCGAAGAGAGCACCGAATTCCGAGATTATATCGGAAATATATTAACAGAAATACTGGAAGATCAGACAGGACAAATAGGTAATGCAAGACATACAGACGATAATACTGAAATCATTGACTAATAATGAGGATTTTCTCAGAAAGGCTCTTCCGCATATTAAGAAGGAGTACTTTGAAGATCAACATAAAGCAGTCTATGATATATTCTTGCAGTTTGTAACTAAATACAATAAGTTGCCAACTCCAGCCATTCTTGAGGTTGAATTCCAAGAATCAGAATATAGCAATCGTCCTATAGCAAATGAAACGCTAGCTCTAATCAAATCATTACATGATGATAATGCAGTTGAAACAGAGTGGCTAATCGAATCGACAGAGAAGTGGTGTAAAGATAGAGCTGTATATCTTGCATTGATGGAGTCGATCTCGATCATCGATGGTAATACCGACAAGGCCGAGGGAGCAATTCCCGATATCCTGACAAAGGCCTTGTCGGTCACATTTGATACGAATGTCGGCCACGATTACTTTGAAAACGTTGAAGAACGTTATGAATATTATCATCAAAAAGAAGATAAAATTCCATTCAATATTGAACTCCTTAATACGATCACTAAGGGTGGTGTTCCACGAAAATCTCTTAATATCATTTTGGCTGGCACTGGGGTTGGGAAAAGTTTGGCTATGTGCCATTTTGCTGCAGATGCCCTCGCGCAAGGTAAAAATGTATTGTACATTACTCTTGAAATGGCAGAAGAAAAGATCGCAGAACGCATTGATGCTAATCTATTCGATGTTGATATCGCAAAGATTACTGATCTAAGTAAAGATGCCTTTATCAATAAGGCACATTTAGCCAATAAGAAGACACACGGCAAACTGATTATTAAAGAATACCCAACCGCTGTCGCTCATGTTGGCCACTTTCGTTCACTTCTAAGTGAGCTTAAGATGAAAAAGAAGTTTAGTCCAGACGTGATCTATATCGATTATTTGAATATCTGTTCAAGCTCTCGAGTAAAGGGCTTAGGCGGTTCGATCAATACATACTCGCTTATTAAGGCAATTGCTGAAGAGATTCGTGGCCTTGCTGTTGAGTACAATGTGCCGATCTGGTCAGCAACTCAGGTCACTCGTTCAGGATTTGGCAATTCAGATGTTGAAATTACTGACACATCAGAATCATTTGGTCTGCCAGCAACTTCTGATTTAATGCTTGCTCTTATATCTACTGAGCAACTCGAGAGTGCTAACCAATTGATGATTAAGCAACTAAAGAATCGTTATAATGATCCTACACAAAACAAGCGATTTTGCGTTGGCATTGATCGATCTAGAATGCGATTATACGATATTGAGGACTCGGCACAGACACTATCAAGTGATGATTTGTCTCCAGCTCCAGTTGCTGCAAAAACTGACTTCTCAGCATTCAAGATTTAATGTTTATATCGGTTACAGGTTCAGGTAAGGTTAAGAGAGAAATGGTAGAAGACATTGCCAACTTCTCTCTTAACCACTTAGCACCACGCTTAGTAAATAAGGTAGAGGTAGATATTAAACTCATACGTGATCTAAGAGGTAAAGAAGAGCTCTCAGGAGATTGTATATGGGAAGATAGCTCGTACCGTCCTCGTGAATTCATTATGAGAGTTGACTCTTCTCAGCCTATTCAAGCAATGCTAGAAACCGTTGCTCATGAAATGGTGCATGTAAAGCAATTCGCAAAGGGAGAACTAAAGGACCTTTCTAGAGAGGTTAACTTATGCAAATGGCATGGATCCATAGTGAAATGTAACGTCGTAAATTATTACGACCTTCCATGGGAGATAGAGGCGCATGGGAGAGAAAGGGGCTTATTTATACGGTGGTTTGAACAAAGTCGCTGGAAAAACTGTAAATGGGCGCAATACTAAAAAGTGTTATGTTATAAATAGATTAGACTAAGTATCTTAAAACTTAACACACTATGGGAATTATGCTAGAATTTAAAGACTCTCTCTTGTTTGAAGAGACAGAATATCAGGGTAAGAAGGTTACTCTTAATAAGCCGTTTCGTGCCAATGACGGTAAGAAGAAGTTCTACGTGTATGTAAAGAACGAAAAGGGTAATACTATTAAACTCGGTTTTGGAGATCCTAATATGGAAATCAAGCGAGATGATCCTAAAAGACGTAAAAGCTTTAGAGCTCGTCATCAGTGCGATACAGATTTGGGCCCAAAATGGAAGGCGCGCTACTGGTCGTGTAAGTTCTGGGAAAAGGGCAAAACAGTATCTGACTTAACATAATATGGCACTATTTAGTAAAGCAGACCTCTCCAAACCAAAATATATTACTGCGATAGTCGCTAAGATTAATGCTGGTGATAAGATTAAGGCGAAAGATGGCAAATTTTATAAGTTTAAAAAGACTAAAGATATCGTGGCTTTAGAAAAGGTTCAGACCGACGTTTCTAAATATACGAAGATTCTCTATCCAAATAAATCAGAACAAGCCTATGCTGCTGTGTTTACTGATGGCAAAAGAGAATTTAGATTCATTGATATTGATAAGTCGTTGTTTTCAGGTATGGGCAATGGTTCAAGGAATGCTCTCGGGAAGAAGTTGGCTGATGCTGGTGAGTTAGCAACTGTAGCATCCTTGAGAAAAGACATTAAGACACCTAAAGATACTGGTCAACAGCTATTCATCGATAACCCAGATGCATACATCGCATGGTTACCAACCTTTAAAAACACGCGCTCTGTGGTTAAAAAGATTGTTGGTTCTTTAAGCGGTTTTGATATACTGCATGATGCAACAGACAAATCAGATTTTGCTAAAGCTATTACTGCATTTACTAAGAAGGCAAAGATTGCTAAAGATTCATGGAATCCAGCAGACATCTTCATAGTCAGTAAGAGGAAAAAGTCTGCCATTTCAAAAGAGCTACAGAATTTGGTAGATACTTATGAAATTAAAGATGGATTAATTCCGATGTTTAACAATAAGCTATACTCTTATTACAAAAAGAAGACACTTTATCCGATCTCTCTTAAGCAATTAGTCAATAATAATCCATCGATAGATTATGCGAATGAGCCTGGTAAAATTAAGATAGCAGCATATAACATTGAGATCGCTAAGTTTAACTGTAACTTAAGCGAAGAAGGTAAAGAAATTGGCCTATTTACATTTAAGAATACTGACACATTAAAACAAATTAGCCTACAGGTACGTGGTTTTCCGCATGGATATGGTACTGCACAAACTGAAATTACCTCAGATGGAACACCGTCAGGAGGTCGATTAGGTAAAATTAGTACTGCTATTTTGGATCGTATTATGGCCGAATATGATGATGAAAGAATTAGCAGTATTGCATATTTTGGTAGAACGCCAGAAATATTCGGTACATTTAATGAAGCTAGACGTAAGGAAATATACGGGTGGTACAAAACAGTTATTAAACATAAAAAAGTTAAAGATCAAAACCAATTGACCAAAGAAGAGTTTGATGATCTTGTTGCAAAAGCTCAGAATGATTATGAAGTTGCACAGAATTTATGCATGAAAATACAGGGTCTAAAGATTATGCACTTCTTTATAACAAACGAAAAAGACCTATCTAACATCATGAATAAGATGATTAATGGCGCTAAGAAGATAAGCGTAGATAACGGATTCTTTATTAAAATTTATTAATATAAATAGGAATATTAATATGAAAACATTTAAAGAACATGTAATCGAAAAGGAGCAAGAACTTAAAGAAGGTTATGCAATCGATTTAACACCTTGGCAATTCTCACATCGAGGTCAACAACCTAAGGGTGAAGGAACATGGGCATTTGACTATAAAGCATCTTTAAATTCTGGTGGAATTATTGGAATGCAACAAGATACATTCGTTTCAAAAGCAATGTCAACATATAAAAGCGCCGTTAAACAATTGACTAAATTTCTAAAGAAAGAGTTGAAGGTAAAACCAAAACAAGTTGAAATTAAACTAGCTCCATAATGATTTCATTTAAGACATTCCTAGTTGAAACTAAGATATCGCCAACCTTCATTACTCATATTGAGACAATGAAGCCAATTGATTTTTTGTCTCTTATTAAGGAGTTGGAATCTGAATATAAAGGCGTTCTTAAATTAAAGGATATATCTATTACTGAGAAGATCGATGGTAGCTCTCTTACGATTGGTCAAGATTCTAAAGGCAAGACATTTATTAATACTAAAATGTCTCAGCGGTATTTTAAGCCTGGCGACTTCTCAACCTTTGCAACCTCTAAGGGTTATGACAATAGCATTAGTGTTAACTTTGATAATATACTAAAGGAAGTACAAAACGATAAGAAGTTACAAAGTGTACTTTCTAAATACAATACTGGAAATGGTATCGTTATTACTGGAGAGGTGTTGTATGTGCCACTTGCAACTGAAACGAAGAACAGTAAACTTCAATTCATTTTTATGGATTACGACAAGAAGAACTTAGGGGAAGAATGGACATTTGTGCCATTCGATGTTCAAGACTTCGACGGAAACCCTATCGAAAATAAGGAAGAGATATTCAAAGCTTTATATAAGATTTCGACTAAGGAGCGTAAGTACACCAGTGCAAATTTAAAGATTGATTCTGATATAGATATCACGTTAAGCATTGATAAGGTTAAAAAGAATATTCTCTCTAAGTATGATAATATCGATGCAGCATTGGTGTCACGAAAAAAGATAGATAAACCTCTCAAAGATAAACTTAAACAAGAGATTGCTAAATACCAAACAGAGCTTTCAAATAAAATACTATCATATGTAAGAGCTGGAAAGTTTGGAGATGATTTCGAAGGTATCGTTCTTCAGACGAAATCAGGCACTACACTAAAGGCTACTTCAGCTAGATTCAAAGATCGTAGAGCAAAACTTAAAGACATAAAATTCAAAAAGAAATGATAAACTTTAAACAATTTATACAAATCAATGAAGGCGGAAATGCTGTCGAAGGAGTTGTTGGTATCAACCAAGAAAACTCGATTGCCACTGTAAAATCTGTATTTAAAGATTATTTAAAGCTTCTTGGTCTTAGCGAAAAAGATACTGCAATACTAGGTTCTACTGGAAAGAAAGCTCCTAAAGCAGTTTCAGGAGATATTGATATTGCTCTTTCTTCTCGAGAATTGCTTAAGCATAAGAACGTATCTACATTTGGTGACATGATAGACCTTATCATTAATATCACAAAGAAAAAGGGATATAAATTTAGAGATCTAAGGTCTATCGGTATTGTCTCGGTTGGGTATCCAATTACAAATGTAGATGGTAAACAAGAAGGTGAAACTGTACAACTTGATTTCATGCTCGTTGATAATGTTAAGCTCGCTTCTTGGTCTTATTATTCTCCTTCATATCTTGAATCAAGCCTAAAGGGATTATATCGAAATGAGTTATTGTATGGTATCGCTAAATTCGCTGGATTGAAAGTAAAAGAAATGTCGAATGATAAGCAGCCTATTACGTGGGATCGTTTTTGGTTCTCGTTATCAGGGGGATTGCAAAAGGGAACTCAATCATTAAAATCTCTGAAAACTGGCAAAGTCACAAAGACTGCTAAGAAAGTATCATCAGAAACACTGAGCGATGATCCAGACACCATTATTAAATATCTATTTGGAGGCTCATACAAAGCCAGTGATATATTAACCTTTGAGCAAGCTCTAAAGGCAGTACAATCATCCTCCTTTCCACACAAGAAACATCGCAAAGATATCTACAAGATGGCTAAAGAAGGTCTCTTAAAGAAGAAATATCCTGTTCCTGAAGCTCTAGATAAGCTAACGTAATAGGAGAGATGTATAAATATATATTACAATGAATAAATTACCAGAAAAAATACTAAATTTTAAAGACTTTCTAGTGGTAGATTATACTCAGCAATCTGGCACAGACATAGATCCTGATGGTTATCTTGCTAAAGTCAACGCTAATAGGAAAAAACTTGAAAGCAATGATTGCGCAGCACCGTTAATAAAGAGAAAAGATATTTAGTATGATTGTTAAAGGATTTAAAGAGTTCAATGAAGAAAAGACACGCGAAGTAACATTTACTTTCGGCCGCTTCAATCCGCCTACTGTTGGTCATGGAAAGCTTCTTGCTAAAGTTGCATCTATCGCAACTGGTAATGACTATAAGATATACGCTTCTAAGTCAAATGACGCTAAGAAGAATCCTCTGCAGTACAGCGAAAAGATTAAGGTAATGCGTAAGATGTTTCCTAAGCATGGCCGAAACATTGTTGATGATAAAAGCATTTCGGTACTACATGCAGCAGCCTCTCTGTATTCTCAGGGTTATACTAAGGCGAAATTTGTGGTTGGTTCTGATCGCGTTAAGGAAATGAGCAGCCTTCTCAATAAGTACAACGGAGTTAAAGCAGCCCACGGACTGTATGATTTTGATGGAGGAATTGAAGTAGTATCTGCGGGTGATCGTGATCCTGATGCTGAGGGTGTATCTGGAATGTCTGCATCGAAGATGCGCCAAGCTGCAATCGATGGTGAC